GACCTACACAGCTGTTCAATTCGGAGCACCTGTTGTTAAGGGAGCTTCCTATGCCCACGTAATCGGAAATATCCAAAAATAATCTAATCTCTCGGGGTGTGTCTTAATTGGCATACCCCACTTTTTAAAACGTAAAAGGAGGATCAACAAATGGCTAAAGTTAAAGAAGTTGTTACTGAAGTAGCTCTAGATGCAGTTGTGGAAGTTGCCCCTGAAGCTATGAGCATGATTAAGCTTGAATTACTAAATATTCGTAAAGGGATCGATTATATTGCCCACAAGCTTGGTATCACAAAGTTTGAAGATGGGTCTGCTGAAGTGACTGCTGAAGAAGCAGCTGAACTTGTAGAAGTTGGAATTGCAAAGACGGTGGAATAGATGGGACGTTATATCGAAGGTGAGCATCTAGAAGCAGAGGCAATGTTTGAACGATTAATTGGTCATTCATTTGCCGTATCTGGTCACACTGAAGTTCACACCTTTGGGAAAAACACTGGCAGTCAGATCCAACTTAGATGCTTGCCAGTGGAAATTCTGTTATGTGAAGGGTTCTTGAAGTTTGATGAACTTAGGATCAACGGATGGACTGAGATCCCTATCGAAATTATTTGCCAAATAGGACAGGTTTTAGATATTCCTCCTTCAGTATTTCAAGTGCCTTACGAAAAAGTACGTGTGACTTATACTGCTGGTGCTGTGGAGATCCCTGAGGAAATCTGTCAGGCAGTTCAAGAGATTGCCGATTTACTCGATGATGAAGATGCAACAGAATGGCACCTCCCATTGAGCCAATCCACGTTACTCGTAATTGGCAAATACAAAAAATAGGGAGGGAGGAAATGCTTAATGGCAATGTATTTGACGGTTCAAGAATTTAAAAATTCCCCCACGGCAATTGACTGCTCCAATATAATCCCTGGGGCTTCTCAAACAAAGAACGATGCTGAATTGACCAACGTGATTAGAAGAGCTAGTTCGTGGATCAACCAAATATGTAAGATGCCTACTCTGGAAGCCACTAGTAACACAGAGACGAAAGAAGTCTATATGAATGGTTCTGGATTAATTAGAATCCATCCAGATATGACTCCGATCATCACGTTAGTAGACTCTGTACAGTACAAAATGTCCCCAATCAATGGCTGGGTACCACTGACTATAACAGACATATCTGTGTTTCAAAGATACTTCACTATCTACAATCTGAGCCAAGCAATGATCAGTCCAGAAGGGGTGCAACCTTTCTCGATCATCCCTTATAGAACTCCTTATGCCAAATGGGACCTAAAGAACATCCCCGTAATTGTTCAGTACACCTATGTGAATGGATACCCGAACACGATTCTAAATGTAGGTGCAACGGCAGGGACCAGTTCAATAACTGTACAGAATGCTACAGGAATGGTAGGTCAGACGTTGACAATCTATGATTCAGATTTCACTGAAGATGTCACGATCCTATCTGTTGTTGGAAACATCGTCAACTTGACAGCTCCAACAATGTTTGCTCATTTAAAAGGCACTGCTGTATCTGCTCTGCCCGATTCTGTAAAACAGGCAACTATCTTACTCACGGCTTATCTAATAAAGGAACGTGGATCAATGTCGATCAGCATGGGAGAACAGACTATGCAAGGCATAAAGCAAACTACAGGCACCGATGTAAATATAGCTAAAGAAATGCTTCGTCCGTTTATTCGAGGAGTGATCAGCTAATGCCCTTTACTTTAGAACTTGATCGAAGCGGAATTGTCTTAATGGAGAGATTCATTGCTGCAGAACCACACTGGAAGTTATTTATGGAAGGGTTGGCTCACACGATGGGTAGTGATGCTAGAGAGCACATAAAGCCGTTCGTAAAAGCCAAGTCAGTCTGGGCTGGATCCACTCATGGTACAGGAGCTATGGCAGCTAGTATTCATGAAGATGTGTCTATGATCGGTAACGGATTTGCAGTTACGTTCGATGGAAACTTCTATGGAAACTACTTGGATGTAGGCTCCCCAGGAGGTCCAAATGCAGTATGGTCTCGTAAGAATGGACTGTCCTGGCCTATTGGTAAACGAGGAAACCCAGACAGCATCACTATGAGTAAAACATTCCACGGAGTCGGGCACTTTAATCCAGAGTGGCCTGTTCAATTCTCTGTTAAAACGGCAAAATGGTTAGCCACAGAGAGCAACATGACTCGATACAGTGATCAGTTTATGGGTAGATTCCTCAGAGAGTTGGTGAGGTAAATGGGTCGGCAAGCAATTAAAAATGCAATCAAAACAGCTTTGAATGGAAATATTCCAAACGTCAAATCCGTGTTTACAGCTCGGCAACGGTTAACCCCTAACAGCTTAACTCCTGTGATCACGATTTACCTTCCAGACAACAAGGAAAATCAAGTCTCAGCTCCTGCTCCATTGGGAAAACGGAGACTGAACTACACTGCATTACTAGAGATAATCATGATCGACAACTACCCGAAAGCAGAAGATGGGGAAAAGATCTTTGATGATATTCTCGATGCTATCGACGTACAGTTGAGATTAAACTTTAACCTTGGTGGAGTCGTTGATGGAAGTGCCATAAAGGATCTGGAGACTCATACCAGTGCTCCCCAGATGATCGAGGGGAACACAATTTTCCGAGTTGGGGTTAAGAAGTTCGATGTTGTTATGACGGTCCACGGCATTCAATAAGGAGGTAGACCTATATGAAAAGTGTAAAGTACATGGCTGAATATGATGGAAATTTACCCTCACTGGGAATTTCCGTAAAGCCAGGGGACGTTATTGAAGTCGAAGACGATTTTGATAATGCCCTTTTTGTTTTAGTTGATGATGCAGAAGCCCTAGATGAATTAGTTGCTCCAGAAGCTCCAGTTGACCCAGAAGCATAATACTCAAAATTGAAGGAGGATAAATAATGACTAAATTAGCTGCACTGCAACACATGGGTCTTGCAATGGAGACTGTTTTTGGGACTAAGGTTGCTGCAATGTTTTGGTTCCCAGTTAATTCCGTAAAACCTCAGGATGATGTAAAGAAAATTAATGATGAAGGTAGACGTGCAAGTCTTTCTAAAGTCTTTCAGGTCTATGACGGAGTTACCTCATCCAGTGTTGATATTAGCATGGATGCCTATGCCGATGCACTCGGTTATTTCCTGAAAGCAATGCTAGGTCAAGATACACCTTCTGGTGCAGGACCATATATTCACACTTTTAAAATTGTAAATGCAATGGCACCTTCCACTACACTCAGCTATTTCAACAGTGTAACCGAGCACGGTTATGGTGGATCTTTGCTTAGTGACCTTAGCTTCAAGTTTGATACAGAAGGCCTCTTGACTTTGGATGCTAAATACATCGGTCAGAAATCCACTACTGTAACTACTACCACTCCTGTTTATTCATCTGTAGCTCCTTTCCTCGGATACCAAGCAACCTTAACAGTTGGTGGAGCTGGGAACACGAATGTCGTTGGTGGTGAGATCAATTTTAAGAGGGATTGCAAACTTCTGTATGGGGCTAACGGTACTCAACTTCCTAGCAAGGGTTCAGCAGGACGTATCGAAATATCTGGAAAGCTCACGTTTGACCTGGAAGACGAGACCGAGATGAATTTACTCGGTGCTGCAGATATTCCAATCGTCTTGACCTTTACTCAAAGTGCTAACGTATCTTTGATATTCCAATTTTCAATAGCAGACATTAAAAAAGCTTCTATAGATACTTCACAAGAATTTGTCAGAGCAGATCTCGAATTTGATGCTTACTACAATGCTACTGATGCAGGAAACTGTACTGTTATCTTGAAAAATGCAGTTGTAGCTTACTAATCAAAGGTGAACTTGAAAGGGGATAAATAAATAATGACAAAATTAGCAGCCCTCCAGCATCTGGGATTTGCCTTTGAAACTGTATATGGTACCAAAGTAGTTCCTACCTTCTGGGTTCCTGTAAATAGTGTGAAACCTCAGGACGATGTTAAAAAGATCAATGATGAGGGTAGACGTGCTAACCTTGCAAAAGTGTTCCAGGTTTATGACGGAGTAACATCTAGCTCAGTTGATATCTCGTGTGATGCCTATGCTGATGCTGTAGGATATTTCCTCAAAGGGATCTTCGGACAAGACGTGGTTACAGGTTCTTCTCCTGGGTGGATTCACACTTTTAAAATTGTAAATGCAATGCCTCCTTCTTTGACCCTCAGTTATTTCAACGGTGTGGCAGAACATGGTTATGGTGGTTCCTTGATCTCAGATCTGTCCTTCAAGTTTGATACAGAAGGTCTACTCACAATGGATGCTAAGTATATCGGCCTGAAATCAGCAGTCGTATCTACTACTACTGCTACTTACACCACAGTAGCTCCTCACCTTGGTTATACAGGTTCCCTCACAGTCAATGCCGTTGCTAACCTAAACCTAGTCGGTGGAGAAATCAACATCAAGAGAGACTGTAAACTCCTGTATGGAGCAAACAACAGTGCTGCTCCTTCAAAAGCATCTGCTGGTCGGATTGAAATATCTGGAAAGCTCACGTTCGATATCGAGGATGAGGCAGAAATGAATTTACTCGGTGCTGCAGATATTCCAATCGTCTTGACCTTTACTCAAGGGGTCAACGTAGCCCTCACTTTCACCTTTAATATGTGTGATATCAAGAAAGCAAGCATTGACACGAGCCAAGAGTTTGTACGTTGTGACTTAGAGTTTGATGCTTACTACAACACCACGGATGCAGGAAATGCAACCATCGTAGTCAAAAGCCCAGTAGCCGTTTATTAATCTAAAGAAAAGAAAGAGGTTTATTTGTTATGGCAATTCGTGTAGATATTGAAGCTCTTGGTGATGGTCAATTCGTAGAAATTAAAGAACCTAAGTTCTTATCTTGGGGCTTACAAAAACAGATCACCACAATCGTTCTTTCCGATGTAAGTTCGTCTTCTCAGCTTGACGTAGCTGAAATGGTTGCTATTGCCATCATCAAGAGTGGAAACATCGAAGACGAAGATGGTGCCCTCTTGGTGTTCCCATTGACGGAAGAGACTGTCAAAACTTGTCCATCTGTTGTGATTGAAGCAGTTACCTTGAAGTTCTCTGAATTGAAATCGGCAGCAGTAAGCAGAAAAAACTAATAACGAGGGTGGACTCAGCTCTCAGGGGATACACCGATAAAGTGCCCCTTGAGTATGCAGAGTTCTCCCTCATCCGTTCGATGGGATGGACTTATACAGAATTAGACGAACAGCCAGCAGACAAAATCGAGCTGGCTTTTCTTTTTCTGCAAAGGGAGAATGCCTATCAGAAATCCCAGGCTTAAGGGAGGGAGTGAATTATAGAGAATGGCAACTGAAGTAAGTGCAAAATTAGGACTGATAATCACTGCCAAAGACGAGGCTTCCCAAATCTTTAAAGAGTTTGCTGCCAAAGTAATGGAGAGCATGAAGGTCGTTTCTGAGACTGTAAAGCCAGTTCAAGAAGCTATGAAGGTTACAGCTGAGTCTTTCACGGCAACAAGTGAGACCGTGTCAGGTTCTACGAAAGCAATGCAAGACGGCATGAAAGCTACTTCGGAAGCAGCCATTGCATCGAGTGAAGCTATAACCGGAACTCAGAAAACAGAACGTGAAGAGATCTATCTCACTCGGGATGCTTTATTAGAGTGGTCTAGAGCAAACTCAGAAGCTTTCAAAGGTGCAGGGGCTGCAGCCAATGGTTTTGCAGACATGTCTACATCCGATATGAAACGTGTATATCAAGCAACCACCGAGATGAGAGTTGGAGTGGTAAGCAACTTAACTGCTATAAAAAATGAGACAGATGGGCCTCTAGTTGCCTCCGTAAATAAGTGGAGAGAAACTGTAGTAATGTCCTCTAAGGAGATCCAAACTGCCCTCCAGGGGATCATCGAGAAGGACTCCACTCTCTCAGGACTGACTCGATTACTTGGTGAGGAAAACAGTAGCACATGGAAAGGCATGTATGAGCAGATCACTGGAGTTAATGTTGCTCTTGCTCGGACCGTCACTGCTGAGTCTGAAGTTTCGAGAGCTGCAATAACTGCTGCTGAAAGCTTCGGCTCAATGTCAAAGGCTGCTTCTTTACAGATGGTAGGTTCTACTATTGAAGGTGTTGGACGAAAAGTTACAGGGTTCTTTGTAGAGTCCATTAAAGCTGGGGCTGACTTTGAACACTCAGTAAGCTCTATCACAGCCACTTTGAATGAACGACTAACCCCTGCCACCCAACTAACTACTAAAGAGGTAGAAGACCTATCTAACAAAGCTCTTGAGTTAGGAAAAGTTGGTTTATTCTCGGCAAATGACTTGGCTGATGCAATGTATGTTATGTCAAAGCAAGGAGTCAACTACTCAAACATTATGGGTGGTGCCATTAAAACGGTGCAGGATGTTGCTGGTGCAACTGATAGTTCATTAATTGATACTGCAAACGTAATGACCGATATCTTGAATGAGTATGGCCCCTCTGTTAAACAGTTTGGTGCAACGACTGAGGAGCAATTCAGCAAAGTCGGAGACATGATTTCTGGAGCCATGCACAATGCTCGTATGACAATGAGTGAATTTCTAGATACATTGAAGTATGTCGGACCTCTTGCTGGGGGCCTTGGCTTACCGTTGACGGACGTTTCCACAGCACTCTCATTACTGGCAAAAGCAGGGATCAAAGGTACTCAGTCAGGTACGATGCTAAGGGCAATGCTTGCTGATTTACCCGGAAGAACTGGCCCAGCAATCGATAAGATGAAAGAACTAGGAATCATCACTAAAGACGGAGGAAACAAGTTCTTTGATGCTTCTGGGAAAGTAAAAAGCTTGGCAGATATGCACGATATCCTGCAGGAATCAATGGGGAAACTGTCCCCTATGCAAACAGAAGTAGCAATGAAAACCATGTTCGGAATGAGATCTCTCGGGGGCATGGAGGCAATCCTTCACACAACGGATGAAGAGTTAGTCACCTTGACAGGGGATGTTAACAAAACAGGTTCTGCTCACGAGTTGATGGCTGCAAAGATGGACAATGCTGCTGGTCGTATGCAAGTTTTGAAGTCTAACTTTGAGACCATGCAAAAAACAATCGGGATTGCCCTCCTTCCAGTGGTAGAGAAATTAGTCGTTGAAGGTCAGAAGATGATCGATTGGTTCAGTGGTTTATCAGAACCTATGCAAACATTCGTTGTTTCTGCTGGTGCTCTCACAGGGGTAACCTTACTGCTCAGTGGAGCCTTCATGAATACTGTAGCAATGTTTAAATTCTTCCACATTGCATTAGGTGATTTGCTCACAAGAACTCCTGCTGCTACTGTTGCAACCACAGAACTTACGGTTGCTACTAGTGCTTCTGGTGTAGCTTCTGAAGGAGCAGCAATTGCTCGTGAAGAGTTAAACGTGGCTACTGGGGCTACTGTGCTTGCCAATGGAGAAGCAATACTTGCTACAGACGGATTAGCTGGAGCAACTGGTGTATTAGCTGTAGCTACTGAGGGTGCTACGGTTGCAGTCGGTGGAGCCGAGGTTGCTGCTAGTGGGTTGGCCTTAGGGTTCTTGCCAATAGTAGGGATAATTGCTGGTGTAGGGGTTGCCTTATTTGAATTGTACCAACACTTCCAACCGTTCCAAGATTTCATTAACGAGACTGCTAACACTATGGCTGACTTAGGAGGAAAAATTAAGACCTTCTTCTGGGGATCACACTACACTAACGACATTACAAAAATGTCCAATGAGTCAGTAGCTTCTGTTGTTACAATGTCCAATCGTGTTTTGACACAATTAGAAGAACTTGATATCAAAGGTGGAGCCATCTCAAAAGATACAGCTGCTAATGTAATTGCTGCTTCTAAAGACATGCACGACAAGGTCATTACTACAGCCAAGTCTCGGTACACGGAAGAAATAGCCAGTGCCAATAAGCTGTTTAAGGACTCAAAGGTAATCGATGAAGCAACTTATAATAGCATGGTTGACACTGCTAATAGACAGAAACTAGGGGTCACTGCTGAAGCTGATGCAATGAACAAAAATGTGTCTGATAAAGTGGCTGAAATGTCTAAGGCTGGAATCAAAGTCACTGACGATATGAAAGAGCAACTAATCCGAGACTTCCAAGCTATGACCAAAGGTGCCGTACTGGAACTCTCAGAGGGTGAAATACAGCAGAAAGCTATTCTTGCAATACTAGAGTCTGATCACGGAGAAGTAACAGCTAAGATTGCTAGTGACACTCTTAAAAATGCTGCTGCTGCTAGAAACGGTGCTACAGACCAAGAGAATAAAAAGTATCAAGACATTGTTGCCACGGTTATACGGAACAGAGACGTGCTTCACACTATGACCAACCAGCAAGCTTCTGATGCAATAGACAGTGCTACAAAACAGCACACAGGAGTTCTGAGCCAGATTACTGGCACTTACAACGATACTATGTTTGCTCTGCAAAATGAACGACCAGGGCTTGTTAACGAGGTGAACTTGACCACTGGAGCTATGCTTACAGGATGGCAAAGGTTCGGAATTAACATGTCATCCTTCTTTTCAAATCTAGCTGCTAATTCAAGCAGCTGGGTTGCAAATCTCAATGCTAATATCAACAAAGCTCTCGGGTATAAAGAAACCATTGACTACAGTGGTAGTGCCAATACAGGAAAAGCTACTGGTGCTCAAAGGAATGCTCAAGGTACGGATTTCTTCAGTAATAGTAATGGAGAATCTTGGGTCGGTGAAGATGGCCCAGAGTTAATCAAAGTTCCAAACGGTTCAAAGATCACCCCACATCAATCCTCGATGAATCGTATGGTCAACATGGGTGGTGGCAGTGGTGGTGGAGGTAACAAAACCCAGAATAACACTTACACGATTAACGTCAATGGAGTCGGTAAAAATGGAGCACAAATAGGTCAAGACATTGCAAAGCAGTTACGATTGCAAATGGCAATGGTCAATTAATAGGGAGGGGCCGAAAGGTCTCTTCTTTCCTTTTAAATTGTTCATAATTTGCCCTTACAAGGCAACTAAATATATAACACTATTTCTCGATTAAAGGAGGATACCTTAATGGCAAGTAAGATCCTGTTAACGATTGGTGGGATCGATTACACAAGTTACATTGATATCGGAAGTGTCCACGTAGACAACAATGTTGTAATGACCAGTGATAGTGCTGGGCTTACCTTGCAACTTGACGGAGAACTGCCAAGACCATTTGCTGGGCAAGAGTTTATTTGGTCTACCGTTGATACGACATCGGGGGTTGAATTAGCTCGTGATTTTGGAGGAGTCGTAGTTCAAATATCTGAGACCACTGAGGGACCAAGCTTAATGTACAATGTCGTAGTCAAATCCTACGAGCACTGGTTTAATCGGCACTTAGTGGTTGAATGGTACTCCCAATATTATGTAGCAGGAACTAGAAGTCAACTGTTAGCCCTTGTGCCTGGTGATGCAGCAAACATGAATATTTCAGTGACCAACGGTAACGGTGATGGGATCGTTAATCGGATCGTGAAACAATATTGCCCAGGGTTCACTTGTAACAATGTGATGCCAACCCCAAACCAAATTGTTCCTCAGTACTTCAATTACACTACACCGTCCAATGCAATTAAGAATATTGCAGATCAATTAGAGTATGGATTTTATATTGATTACTACAAGGACGTTCACTTCTACCCTTTTGAACAACTTAAAAGTCCATTACCTAACAATGTCTTGGACGTGGATAACGACCTAGCTAGTTATGGAGATTTGGAATTAGTTGAGGATGGTCAACAAGTTTATAATCGTATTTTCCTTCGAGGGTTTAAGACCCGAAGTGCAAACTCCCTTAATTTATCCTTTCCTGGGGATGATACCACTGTTCAGTGGTCCCTCGGCTATCGTGTGAGTTCACTTAAAAATGATATCTCCGTAGCAGTCTACATGAACGTGGCTAACTACAATGCAGATATTTCCTTCCAAACCACAGGGGTTGCTACCTTGGGGGTTCCAATGACTATGAAGAAGGACATTGTTGATGGAGCACCTAACCAACCAGGGGGCCTTCAAACAGCCTATATACACTATACACAACATTTATTACGAATACCAAACTATGACGGAAGCATGACCCCAGTTTCTACAGGCCAGATTGTAGCTGCTCATTTTTATTATATGAAAGATGTCATATACATGGGACAGGATGCTATGAGCCAAGTTGCTATTGCTGCAGTTGAGGGTTCAGACGGAGTTTACGAGTATTCCCAAGAGGATAAATCCTTAACAAATAGTACAATTGCAGCCCCTCAATCTAAAGCCCAATTACTAGTACAGAAATATGGTGTTCCACAAATTACTGGATCGTTTGAATCATACACCTCTGGTTGGAGAGCAGGGCAGTCATTCACCTTGGTGACAAGGAAACGAATGGGTGGAATAAACACAAAGATGTATGTTCTCCGAGTAACTAAGACAATAGTAAACAACATTAATGGTAACTTCATGGTTAGAAATCAAATAGAATTTGCCAACAGTCCTTATCTAGTCTAGGAAAGGGGTCTTTTTTTATGCCCAATGACGTAGGAGCAATGGTAAAGCTTATTGAATCTCTGAGTTTGAACAGTCAAGACGATACAGATCCTTCCAACATAGTACTGCAAAAGTTCCAATCCCCCACTGAGCAGAATCAGTTAGGAGAAAATGTTTCCCTTAAAAAAACAGTAGGCCCCTACACTTGGTTAGCAGGGACACAGGCTACCTTCACCAGAGCATCAATCACAAACAATATCGATGGAAAAACTGTGTTACCAGACATGCCTAGATTTGTTAACACTCCTGCACCTTTTGGTAAAGGACTATTGGTTGAGGAAGCCACAGTTAATTACATTCTAAATTCTGACTTTGTGGCAATTGACAGTGTCACTCAAGCACTATTTTCAGATACTTTGCAAAATAACAATACTGCTTGGGTAACGGTTGCAGGGGCATTTACCTTTGGGGCAGCAGGGGCTACTTCTTGTGGTTCTGTTTCAGAGAGTAGGCTTGAAGTTGGTAATAATACTTGGAAGCCATTGGCTGCTACTATTGGAGGAGCTAGTGTGCCATTGCAATTTCAAGCCACTTTTAAAACCACGACTAACACTAGTGGTTGCTCAATTTTAGTAATGATAGATGAATACAATTATTATGAGTGTGGAATTAGCTCTGGGTACTTCTCTATCGATGACATTATTGGGGACGGACCTACTGGTGCAACTAGTGATACTTCATTAGGAAGTGTAGCTTTTTCACAGTTAGCTAACACCCTCTACTGTATTACAGTATCCATCAGCACAGCCAACGTAGTTACAGCAAAGCTATATCTAACTAATACTGGGGGAACTTTGTTAGGGACTCTATCTGGCACAGGGGATTTGTCTCAAGGGTTTAATTTTGGTCTTCAATGTGACACAGGTATCATAGCCAGTGGCTCATCACTTTGGGGACCAGTGCCCTTAGGTTGGGTCTGCCAAAACAATGCAGCTTTGTCAAACGTGTTGGGAGTTGGTCCTGCAGTTTCTTCCGTTGGTAGTAACTCACTTCAAGTAACCCATAATGTGCAGTCTGCTACTGATAATTACGTCAAGTCTCCTATTGCTAGTTTTGGGTCTTCCCTTGCAAGTACAACTTGGACTTTGACGTTCATTGCCTCCTGTACCCAAGAAGGGGATATTGCCCTATTAGGGATGTTAGGGCCGATGGCTTCTGGAGGGCTAGGATCCCCACTTGGGGCATCTATACTAACCTTTAATGTAGCAAACGTCCCTCAACAGTTTACGATTAAAGGTACGTTCCCTGCAGGAGAAACTGCTACCTCAATAATCATTAAGCTAAGACCTCCTTTACTTGGAGGGATTATGATAAGTTACGGTGGTTTACAGCTAGAGAATAAAGCATATGCAACAAGTCATCATCGTAATGATAGTGTCTCACTCCCATCTACTCGTATTGCAGAGGCACTAACCGTTCCTACTACAGGATTCTCTCCTACGGCAGGGACGATCAACATGTGGGTTAATGTAACTGCAAACACTCAACGTCAAGTCCCTGCAATATACCCAGCTCTATTTTCAATCTTAAATGCTGGGGGATTTGATGCCTTTAGGGTGTATCACTCTCAAAACACTGCAACTTGGGCAGTAAAGGTATGCAACAATGCTGGCACAGCTATATACACCTCAACCATCACAGACTTTTCTCTTGGTTGGCATATGTTTACTGTCCGATGGTCAGCTGGGGCTTGTGATTTACTCGTGGATGGAGTGGTTGTTGTTACGGTCCCTTCTCCAGTTCTTTCTACAGCATTTTCCTCTACGGCATACTTCGGGGTTTACAGTGATGGACTCAGTTACTCATTAGATTCTGTGATGCAAGATATAACAGTGTTTACTCGATCCTTGACTACCTTAGAAGTGTTAGCAGGGTTTCTTACGGCTTCCCCTTTATTTACAGATACAACTACAGTAATGAAGTTGCCCCTAAATGGGGATCTCAACCTAACCCCACAAACTAGTTTTAATTGGAACCAAGGAGGGATTTACTCATGATGGATTCTTTAACAGCCTTTGGGTACGTGAAGATTACTAAGACGGATGAGCATGGAATAATTACAGAGCATTTATTTAAAAATCAAATAACCAACTTTGCACGAGCACAGGCTGCTAATATGTGGGTCGGACCAACAGCTGCTAATTATGTCGTACCAACAGTCCCCTCTAAGATTCAAGTGGGGACTGGTAATCCAACTCCTCCAATGACAAGTCCTGACCCCTCAGACACTAACCTTTGGATTCCAATGACAGGAACAGGTATCCAGAACCTTGACTTTAGTACCGTCTGGCTCAATTACACGAGTCAGTATTCAGTAACTTACAACACAGGTGAAGCAGTAGGTACGTGGACAGAGGCAGGGCTTTTTGATGTTAACAATTCAATGTTTGCTCATGTTCAACTACCAAGCTTTGTAAAACTCACTGGGGATACGGTCACGGTGCAGTGGTCTGTCATTCATATAGGAAACTAACCTAGCAAAGAAAAAGCACCTTTGAAGGACTCTCTTTAGGGTGCTTTTTTATGCCCAAATATAAGGGAGGAGTTAGATAATGTCAAACTTTAAAACTGTGAACCCAGGCACAGCACCAATGGCTGCTGATATTGATCAGTTCAGATTGGTTATGACTGGTCAAGCAGATATGGGTGCTATTAATTTAGCTAACGTAACTACATCCCCAGTAGCTCCAACACTAGCCCTTGGAGCAGTAGGGGTAGTAACCCTTGCTGTCAAGTATCAATTAGTTAGTGTAACTGGGTGGAAAGACTCAGCTGTAAATTATTACATGAGTGGATTTGTAGCAGGGGCAGAATCTACGATTACTCCTTCAAACCAAATAGTAAACGTGACTATTCCAGCCTTTACAGCCCCTGTTATTGGCATAGCTATTTATAGAACGGCAGGAGCAGGAGCCACTGGAACGGAAAAGTTCGTTGGCTTCTTCACGAACCCTGTTGGTGGAACTTTTGCTGACAACATGCTCGATGCTACTAGGGGAACTGGCATGCCAGCAAGTACTGGTTCAGCAGCAATGCCAGCAAGTGTCCCTACGTTAAATACGACAGGGACAACTTTAGCTATAGGTGGAAGTTACCTGACCCCCAAGCCTTGGATTATCCCCACTATGTTAGGTGCTTGGGTAAATTATGGTGCTTACCCTCAGTATCCAAGAGCTTCATACTACAAAGATGATTTTGGTATTGTTCATCTGGCTGGAATGGTGAAAAGTGGAGCTGGAACTATTTTTACTTTACCTGCAGGGTGCAGACCTTCAGGTTACACTCCGTTTGCTTGTGTAGGAGCTGATCTTTTCTCAGAGGTTGTCGTAGGTTCTGATGGTGCTGTAGCCCAAATGACAGGTTCAAATACTTGGGTTTCATTACACAACATCCACCTCAGAGCAGAGGTATAGGAGGTGATCCAATATAGCTTTGATGGAGTTTGCTTCCCGACTTGGTAATTTAATCTAAGGAGGTTCTCATATGAAAATGGTTCATAGAATTGATACTAATGGAATGTTCATTGAAGATATATTGCTTGAAGATGACGAATTAACCCCTGGGGATTGTGTAGAGGTTCAAGCTGAACCAGGGTTTCACCATCCCCAATGGGATTCAGTCAATAAAGTATGGGGGGAGGGTAAATCTGAAGAATATGTTCTAGCCCATCTGAAGACTTTAAAAATAGAGCAAATCAAGCAAGCTTACGAACAAAATATGCTAGATGGATTTGCTTCATCCTGCACAGGGGTATCCCACATTTATGATTACAGTGAAGAAAGTCAAAAGCTTTGGGTAGAGGTATTCTCCTCACTGCAAAGTGGTTTCATCCCAGATGCTGCTTTCCCTCTAGCAATTACCCTTAAAGATGGGGAAGTGGTCTTTCACACTAAGCTTCAATTACAACAGTTTGGATCGGAGCTAACAATGTGGAAATTCGGTATGCATAGTAAATCCCAAGCATTAACAAATAGTGGTGGGGCTGTAATGAGTGCAAGCACAGTAGAGGTATTAGATAGCATTGTTTGGTTAATGACTCCTGCAGGGTAACCTGTTGGGGTCTTTGTTTTATAGAAGCACCAATAGGAGGAGGGCAATGCAGTGTCAGAGGATAAGGATTTATTAGAACGTGTATCCACATTGGAGGAGCAAGTTCGGGGAATTGCAGAGGTTAAAAGCAAGATCGATGTCCTCTACAACTTGTTAATGGAAATGAAGCTAGAGGGTGCTCGTAGTAAATCTGAGTTTGCTATGAAAGCAGATTGTACTGTATGCCGAAAAGATGTCGATGATGAAATCAAGAAGCTACAGGCAGGGAAACAGAAAATTCTTTGGACATTGTTGACCACAGGATCAGTTTTTACGATTTGGTTGCTGGAGCAGATGCTCCACATTACATTCAAGATCGGTTAATAGAAATTTAAGGAAATCAACCCCCACGGTCAGGGGTATTTTTTATGCTCAAAAATAAGTTAGGGAGGCGTTTATCATAGAAAACCGATACAAAATGAACTTGGATTTCAAACAGGTATCTGTATTGACAGCAGATTTTGTTCAAAATGATAATGGTAATAGTGTGATTGAGTTTACTATATTGGATTCAATTTGGCCTGTTGATATCACAGGTCAGAGTGTTAGAGTAGCTTTCATGAAACCAGATTTTACACTCGTAATTCAAGACCAAACTACAGGGGTTACTATATTAGATGGTCCAAGTGGTACATTGGAATGTAAGTTGCTATCTCAAACTTTAGCTGCCGTAGGAACTGTAAAAGGCGAGATCAGCTTTTCGCTAAATGGGAATCGGCTAAGCACTGCACAGTTCTCGTTCACTGTTCTAGATAGCTTAGACAATGGCACAGGGTTGATAAGTGCCAATGTAATTCCTGAGTTGGACGCTAAAATGTTAGATCTACAGGCTCAGTACGATGCCCAACTTGCTGAGTCACTCCTAGAAGCCACAAGCCCAGTTGATGCTGGAATGTTCGGGGATACTTTCACAGAAGTAGCTTTAGATGGAGGTGAATTTTAATGGGACGCAAGATACAGATATCACGTGGACCAGAAGCTAATTTACCTATCTTGGATATAGGTGAGCCAGCAATCACAACTGATAGTATAAAACCGTTTATTGGAAGTGCTATTGGGAATGTTCAGCTTGCAAAAGAGAGTGACCGTCTGTCGGATAAGGCTGAGAGTGCGACAAAAGTTGAGGTAGCATTAAAAAGAGATAAGGTAGTAAAATTAAACGCCACAACAGATTTTGATACTGAAACACTTGCACAAATGACAGGAGTTACACCTATTACCTATAGTCCTATCCCTGCCAATAATACTTTGGTAGGTCAACAGATAAAGGGCTTTACGGTGGGTAAGAATAAATTTAACCAAAACGCTATCACAGTAGGGAAATATCAGAATCCGCTTACTGGTGGAAGTAATACACAAGCTGGAAAGAATTTAAGTGAATATATGCCAATGACATCTGTTTCTAATTATGCACAACTAGGAATTACAAACATAAGTTTTTGGGACGCAAGTAAAGTTTATATTAGCGGTATCAGTGCCATGACTACAACATTTGTGACCCCTGCAAATACGGCGTATGGCGTGATTCAAGTAGACGATGTCAATCTTGCTATAGTCCAGTTAGAAACAGGTACAGTCAAAACCGTCTACGAAGCATATAAAATCATATTAACTACCCCTAACACTGGAATCGAATTTATTCCTCCTGTAATGAAAGTGGAAGATTTACCGTTAGCAATCACAAAAGAATTTTATTCACAACAAAAGTTTGGTTTTAATCCTACCTTTGAAACGTTGATTAATTGGTATGGAACAGTTACAGGTACATCAACAAAAACTTGGAAAGCAAATGCAGGACTGTTTAAAGAAGGCAACAATTATCTAGAAATCGTTAGAGGCGACACTAACATTGGTGGCATAATGTTAGACGAGATATTGCCAACCCTCTATCAAAAAGATGTCACAAGAAAAATGAGAATAGTTGTGACGTATGCCAGTAATATAGATACCACATTACTAGTGTACCAAAGAGCTACTCCAACTACTTGGTGCAACCCAAATACGTCCGTAAGTACTACTTTATTAAATACATTAGGCATAGAAAAAACTATCGAAATAATAATACCTGTTTTGTGGGATAGCACAGGGGCTACATTATATTCAACATTTGCTGTAGCTGGAACTTTAAATATTGGATCTGTCCATTGTTTTGTACTAGGGAATGAAAAGACTTCCGCTTCTGCTATTGCTACAAAATACACAGTAGCGAGTACAGGTGGCGATTATACAACGATAGCAGGAGCAATTGCAGCGTGCGTAAGCCCTTCTATCAATAACCAATTCAATATATTTATTAAAAATGGCACATACAACGAGATAAATCTTCTAATGAGGGATTATGTTCACTTAGAGGGCGAAAGCAGAGACGGAGTAATCATACGGGGTGACGGAACACTAACCCCTCCCACAGACGTTCCAGCATGGACTATTAAAAGTGGCATATTCTTGACGGTAAATTGCAACGTCAAAAATCTTACAATACACACAAATGATGCGAAGTATTGTATTCACGCCGATAATGTAGGAATCTACACGGCTAACTTTACTAATTTAAGACTAATTCATCATGATGGTTGTTTCCTAGGAACAGGTCTAAGGGCAAACCAAAACATTAATTTTGAAGATATTATTTGTGAATATGTTGGTACTACAGGGTACAGATTTGATTCCGCAACAGAAAAGATCCACGGTGTTCTATACCATAATATCCAGAATCAGACAGCACCACATAAGTTATCCATTAAGAGGATGCAATGTATTAACTGCCACATATTAGATGTTCAAGACTTAGGATCTAGCCAAATAGACACTGTAGAACTTATTGATTGTAAAACTAATTTGCTAGATGGTCAGTTAAAAATAAGATCCACAGCAGGGTATTATATACCACCTGGAGACTCTGTTGCTGTATCAGACCCTTTACTAGTTCCTTATAATGTAGATTTGCACATTGCTTCTGATATCCCTTATTTTTGGGTGGACGATACCAGATTAGCTGGTAACTACCACGCTACTGGATGGTATGATTCTAAAGTTTATAATTCAACTGGTGTTACATTGCTAAGAGGGCAAGCAGTTGTTTTAGATTATTTCAATTCAAGCATTAAGCAAGTTGCAGTTAAAATCCCAACTAGTAATAAATTAAATGGTATAATATTGCAAGATATTATCGCGGGACAATTTGGGTGGATGGCTATTAAGGGAAAGACCGTTAAAGTATTATTTGGGCTTTCGGCAGTTACTAAAGGTGATTATCTTCAATTCAATTTCACAACAGGTTTATTTGAAGCATCCACAGAAACAAACGGAACGGCGGTATGCTCGGAAACAACAGCATCTAGCGGAGGCAATAAGCTCATTAAGGCATTGCTACTCTAAGTCGTAGTTGACGCATTATTATACGACATAGATTCTTATTTATCACAAACGCCTTTCGGGGCGTTTTTCTTATGTCTAAACAATTAGAAAACTGAACAGAATTTATGGAGGTGCAGGATACAATGGCAGGAAGAAAAATACAATTTAGACGTGGACTTGGTATTAACACTCCTCAATTTGATGTAGCTGAATTAGGGTTCACTACCGATGATAAGTGTCTGTTTATAGGTAGTGATACTGGCAATATTGAGATTGCAAAGAAAGCTGAATTGGATAGTGTTAGCACAAGCGTTGATGCACAGTTGGCAGATAATGCGGCACAATCTGAAAAAGCAGGATTGAGTGGATGGCTAAGAGACTTACAATTCAATCGCAATAAAAAAATATGCTGTGTTGGTGATAGTACGACAGATAACACAACAGCCGCAATGTATCCGTGGAACACAATTATAAATAACTATACGGGCAGTGGAGACAGCTTAGAGGGTATTACATTGGTTAATCACGGACACAACGGGAATACTTTGTTAAATTACCTTGCAACTGGAACGACAGAAGTAATAAATGAACAAGCTGACATGTATATATTTAGTTATGGCATTAATGACGTAAGAGTTGGTGTAAGCAATCAGCAACAAATAATTGATATGCTTGACACAGCAATTCAGCAGTTATTAAAACAGACTAAAGGTTACATCTTGTTAAGAATGCC